GTCAAAGGCTACTTGGGAAAGAAATTCGTCTCAGTTCTGGAAATGCGCTGTCTGACCTACGACCAGGCGGTGAAACTCAATGCGGAGCTTGGACATTAGGGTGGGAAAGAAAAAGAAATCGCAGCGTAGGCGGAATGTCATCGCCACCGACCTTCGGACGCCAAAGTATCGTCAAAGAAGGATTGAATTAAAAACACTGCGCGAGAGGGCGCGGATCGCACAGGATGAAATTATTCAGGAGATAGAAAATTGAGAAATTATAAATTTACACTTGGATACATTGTTTTGATTGTTTTAATTAACTGGGGTTTCACAGTTGTTCCTCTGGTTCCAATTTTGGGCGAGATGTTCCCACCAATGTCCCTGGCTGTTGGGTTGGTTTTCGTAGCCAGAGATTTTGCCCAGCGTGAAATAGGACACAAGGTTATTGTAGCTATGCTGATTGCGGCAGGACTGAGCTACTTTATGGCAAACCCTTTCGTAGCCGCCGCATCATTAGTGGCCTTCCTGATTTCAGAAGGCGCAGACTGGGCGATATATACTTGGACTAAAAAGCCTTTTGCCCAGCGGATTTTGATTTCAAGTGCGGTTTCTACACCCCTAGATAGTGCCGTGTTCTTAGCAATGATTGGACACTTTTCAGTTCTGGCAGTTGTCTTAATGACCGTCGCAAAAATGATTGGGGCGCTGATTGTATGGAAAATGGTTCGCGAATGATTCATTACCACGGCACTCCCATGACCCCTAGGTCTGAATTGTGGGGCATGGCGGGAAAACACTTTTGTGTTTCCTATGGCGATCCGCGTGATGCCGATGTGTGCTTACGCATAGGTCAGAGCGTTATGTTTGATAATGGTGCCTTCAGTCTTTTTACCAAAGGAATACCGACGCAGTGGGAAAAGTTCTACGCTTGGGTGGAACCGCGTCTAGGCCATCCTCATTGGGCTGTAGTCCCTGACGTAATAGACGGGGGAGAGGAGGATAATCTCGCCTTAATCAAGGAATGGCCCCACCGGGAAGACTGCGCGGCCATCGTCTGGCATCTATCGGAATCCATCGACCATCTTCTCAAACTTTCAGATTTAGGATTTGGCAAACTGGCTTTCGGTTCCAGTGGAGAGTATTGGCAAGTCGGCTCTGATCGTTGGGAAAATAGAATCGATGCAGCGTTTAATGCTTTGGCGAAAAATGGCCCGTTGCCCTGGGTCCATATGATGAGAGGGTTAAGTCTTGGCGGGAAGCGTTGGCCTTTTGCCTCTGCTGACAGCACAAATGTCACAATAAACCATAGTTCTAACGCGGAATATATGGCGCGACAAATTGACTCAAGCCAGTGTCCCGTCGGTTGGGATGTAAAGCCAGTCCAACAGGATTTAGTCGCATGATATACCCGAATTTCAGAGACGTCGAAGGCGAGTTATTTATTGTTTTAAACAAGCCAGACGGGGAAGAGGTTCTCCATGAGAAAATAAGCAGGGGCGAGGCCTGGAGGCTGGTCTGGCAATTATTGGAATATCTGAAGAATTAATGGCTTTCACCATTCCACAGGTTTGTGAAAAACTGGGCTATTCACGCCAGACGGTTTATCATTTAATATCGACTGGTCAGTTGAACGCTTGCAAACCTCTCAATGGGCATTATAGAGTTTGGCCTGAACACCTGGAAGAATTTAAAAAGAAAACCGAATGCCACAAGGGCCACGCCTTATTAAAGAACCCGGACGACGAAACTGGTACGTCAGAATCACGGAGCGCGGCACAACACGCAGGATTTCTACACATACTCCAGACAGAGAGGCGGCGGAAGAATTTTTAAGTAACTTCAAAGCCGCACTGGAATCACCCGCCGGGAAGACAATCGGCGAACTTCTCGACGCACGGGTTAGAGCCAGATCACCCTACGTTGCCCGCCCTGAAGCCCTCAGAGAGCACGCTATGGCCCTGAAGAGGTATTGGGGCAATAAGTACCCCGAACAAGTGGAAGACCATGTACGACTCTGTAAGAACAACAGGCGGCAATTAGAGGAATTGAGGGCCGCTTTAAAGCTGGCTGAGAAAAGGGGTTGGATAGAAAAAGCCCCTCACGTTGAACTGCCTCCCAAACCCTCGCCGAGAGATAAATTCCTCACTCAGGAACAGGGAATAAATTTATTAAGATCAGCGCACCGTCCGCATATAAAACTTTTTATCTTAATTGCCATGACAACCGGGGCAAGGAAGGGTGCCGTCCTCGACCTTACATGGGACCGTATTGATATGGATGGAGGAGTGATTGATTTTCACAACCCCAAAAAGTTTATAACCAACAAAAAACGATCCGTTGTTCCCATGACCAGAGCGTTAATCACGGCCTTGAGAGAGGCACACCTCATGGCGACAACCGACTATGTGATCGAGTGGAATGGGAAGCCATTGAAATCAATTAAAACGGCATTCAGGAAGACGGCACAACGAGCCGGTGTCCCGTGGTGCAGCCCTCATGTATTAAAACACACTGCGATAACATGGCTGGCACAGAAAGGCTGGGGAATAGAGGAAATTTCAGAGTTTACCGAAACGTCTTTTGAAACCGTCAAACGTGTCTACCGTCATGGCCGGCCAGAAAACCTGGTCAAACAAGCTGAAGATTTAGGATCTTTTTTGTACACACCGTGTACATTGGAGGAAGTAGGGGGATCTGAAAAAACCCTTTAATATCAATAAGTCGGGGAGTGGCGCAGTCTGGTAGCGCACATCGTTCGGGACGTATGGGTTCCCTGTCAGATATAGTAAAAAACGGCAGAATACCAAGGTTTCTTGTCAGATACAGTTAGAAACTGTGTACAAAAAATGTACACACTGTGTTCATTAACTAAAATATAACTCGGTCTCCCGCGCCCGCCTTCTGACCAGACCTTTTAAAATCTTTCCCGCCGCCCTCCTCCACTGCCAAATTTGATTCCCGGCGTCTTCAATGCAGCCTTGTTTTATAAGGGAACGGACTTGACTAGCGCGGAAATTACCCGAACCTATATTAAAAGTCAGAGAGGTTAGAGCGCCTCGTTGATTTTCAGTGAGGTCTTCAAAGTATGGTTGGGTCAATCTTTCTATTGCCCTAAATGATCCAGTAATATCCCGGCGCAATAGGTCTTGTGCTTGTTCTTCGGTAATTTCTGGATGATCCATAGTAACCCTTTGACCATGTAAATCATAAGTAGCGCCGTAACCAATAGTGGGTATCCCAATACAATCCCGATACACCGAAAGGCTAATTGACTCGAACTCTTTAATACATTCCAAACCCGCTTCATTTATCATCCCCTAATTTTCTCAAGTGACCTGTTCCCAAACCAAAAAGCTATGATCAGACTTAGGAGAGCTTTAAGCTCTTCCGATAGTGCCTTATCTATTGCGTCAATTATTCCTACGCCTTCATTCGTCAGTGCTATGGCCGCGCTGACTTCCAAACCTACCCAGGTCAGGATCACCAGATATGTCACCACTGGGCGAACGGTTGCTGAAAGAGTTACCGTCCAAGGAGCCGCACGTTTCATAATTGCGGAGTCATGTCTATATAAAGCCCTTGTCTTATCAGCGTCAGCCTCGACCTTGGTCTCCTCCAAACGGGCCGCGCCTATCTGAGCCTGAACCTCGGCTTGAGCCTGGATCATTTTTAATTCGTGTTTCTGATCCGACTTTTTATTCCACATGGAAATAAGGGATGGAACCGTCGAGCCAGCCAGCCCGATTACTGATGAAATAATTGAAAGCATAATTCACCTATTTGTGAAATTGATCGGCAACGTCCAGCGTCTCGATTTTCTTGAGAGTTAAATAACAATCCTTTAAAAGATTAGTCAGGTTGCGGTGCGTAATAGGCGCACACGTTATCTTGCCCTCATGTTCCAGAATGAATTGCGCCAACCCCGTTAAATCGCCCGCACGTTTTTCCGGGATTACGGTTATAGAGCTTATTTTTTTCTCAGCCATGTCAGATACTCTGCCCCTTCTTTTAGATCGGCGAATGCTTTCAAACGTCTCGTAGGAACTTCCTCCGCATGATTTACAACACACATGATGGAACCGCCGTATTGCAGATTTGGAAACCCGTGTGTTTTTGCGAATGTATCGAGCCACTTATACCCTCTGCTTCTTGCTAGAATTACTACCCGCCCATCGCTTAATTCTTCCTGTTGGATTGCCCAGTTGTGATGATGACCGGCGACGTAAATATCCGCATTTTCTTCCCACAAGGCTGCGCGTTTCTGTCCGTGAAGAGGGTTATAAATTGAGGTTCCTTTGTGATTATGTGCCGCTGAAATTCTGACTTCTGAGCCGTTTTGAAACACCAGTCGAAACTTGGCTTGCCAATCCACCATAGGGATTTTGTCGGCGTTGATGGCTTTCAGATAGGTCGAGAAGTCCCCCATCGTATCGTGGTTGCCTATCAGCCAAACTCTCCAAGGAATCCCGGCATCCTGCAAAAACCACTTTGCCAATCGTTGTTCCGTATTTCTTGAAACATCTTCCTCGGCGTATAGCTTAGTGAGATAACCTCCCCAGCCGTCCACAGTGTCACCGAGATTTATACAATGTATACCTTCAGTCTCAGCCATAATCTTGACATCATCGCGGAGGAGCTTGACGTGGCAATTGGACCCCAGATGAGGGTCACCAACAAAGACCCATCCCGTAGGCTTGGGATCGTTGACTTTAACCTGGAACCACTTAATCGCATTTTCACGCTTTAGCTTTTGATCAAAACGCTTCTCAAGGCTGTCAAGAATTTCTTCGGCTGGTATATCTTCGTCTGGAAATGTGGGGAGCTCAATAGGGGAAGGGTCTTCATCCACAGATAATAATCTGTAGACTTTGCTGTCAGTGATCCCAAGCTGTTTGGCTACTTCACGCTTCGACCCCGTTTTGTTATATATCGTCCACGCCGCTTTAACATCAGGATGCTCCGACGTGAAGATTTTAGCGGCGGGCAACTAAGCGCCTTTTTCTATTGGGCGACGGCGGTTATCGACACACAGAACCTGGAATTGCACAATCGGTGGAAACTTGCCTCCCGTGACAACGTCTTTAATCATTACGCTTCCCCTGTGATAACATTGGGAAATATCACTGTACGGGCCGCGCTGGTCATCAATCTGAATCATTGGCATTCCCAAAGCGGTGAAAATTGCAACAGCAAACCACACTATTTCTGCTTCCATTCTTTATAGGCCATCGCCAAGCGGAAACTAATCAACGCCACGCCGCCTAAGGCGATTAAAAGTTCCAGACCAGAGGTCAACTGTATCCACCAGGGGATAGAAATAGCTCCAGCGCCTACGCTGAGATCAATCGCGGTTTTGTTCATATTAATTTCCGTTAAATTTATCGCGCAGCTTGTTGGTGTAGTCCCAGAGTGAACCAATTTGACTTTGCAGTTGATCGACTTCGGCGCGGAGCTTTACGGTCTCCACGTAGGTATCTCTTTTCTCTATGGAATCAAGGTCTTTCTGGATTTCTTTAACTTGAGCCGATAACTTTACGGCCACGACAATCAGGCCAATTATGAAAACGATCTGATGCCAATGCGAAGTTATTAGCTCCATCCATTATTCTTCCTCTTCTGAACGGCAATTACAGTCGTTACATGAGCATTTGCTACACTTCTTTTCAGAGCAATGGCATCCGTGCTCACAATGAATGCACTTTTCCATTATGGCTTACTAGGCCATGTAATCTCACCACTCAGTATGGATGAGTTGTCATATTGGGCAGGAAGGTCGCGCAAGTCAGAGCGGTACTTCTTTTGTGCGTCACTCATCGTTTGATCCGATGCGCCCCACCAATCTGTCTCTTGCAACTTCTCATCACGCACCTGTCTTAATGCTTTAAAGGCTACAGCGGGTCTAGCTGCTTCAACAGCGGCCTCCTCCGCATCCCGCTGGTCTTCTTGGGCTTGGGTGAACATCACCTTTTCACCATTCACCATACGATGTCGTGCCATATTAATGTACTCCTTTAAAGTCAGGCATGTTTGAGCTTGTGCAGGCTGAATCGGCCCGTATCAAATGACCCGCTGGATGGTTTGAACTGAATCGCGGTTACTGCTTCGGCTGCTATTCTTCTTCCACTACCAATAATATGCTGCGGATTTTGAGCGGAATTGTACTGATATATCGAAAAAGAAATTATTGTTTCATAGGTTGTGTTTGACGGGGCGTGAATAAATATTCTGCCACTAAGGGCACTGGTCGCATCGTTCCCTGTTAAAAAAGGATCACTACCACATTGAATTTCTGAGTCAGCCGTATCATATCTACAATAGCAACTTGACCAATAAGACCCCGTCAAAGACCAGCCATAATCTGACGATCCAGAGTCATATGAATGGCTCGAAGTATCATTACTAGTTCTAATGTGAAGACTTATATTATCCGTCGAAACATTAGCTCCTTCGATCTGAACCATCCATGTGTCAGCGGAATTATCTATTCCAGTAAACTCTATTGTAGAAGAACTCGACGCAACCTGTGTTGAGACAAATTCTAAAGGACCGCCGCCAGCATCTTCAAATGCTGGGGGGCTACCAGCCCCAGTAGACGTTAGCACCTGACCGTCTGTGCCTGGACCTACAGCCGCTGGATTACCAGAGGCATCATAAGTAATGATCTGGCCGTCGGTTCCCGCTGCCATCTTTGCCAGAGTGACAATATCGTCTGCAAGATGTGCAGTATCAACAGATCCATCAGTATAGTGCTCGCTATCCAAAGCATCATCTGCAATTTGAGCACCCGTGACCGCATCGCCACTTATACTTGCGGTCACCAATTGGCTTTTTATAAGACCTGAGCCACGGTTGTTTAATTGACTGCCAATAATTCCACTCATCGTTAGCTCCTATCGCGTTTGATCAAGGTATGAAACAATGATGTCTACATTGGCGGAGCTTGCTGTTGCCGCGCAAAGATGGTCTTCGTCTTCCAACACCAAACGGGTAGTAAATTCAAACGTCTCATTAGCGCCAAGCGCTTGATCGGAGAGAATTTCAAAGTCTGATCCTGCACCCCCAGAATCGAGGTAGACGTCCACCGTTTCTACTGCCCCAGCAGTTTCCGTCATAATTATGCTGAGGATCGTATACGTATGGCCGTCTACGCCATTCAAAAGCACACTTTCCGAATTTGTAACCGCAGCCGTAACAGTTCTTTTTAATAATTCACTGGCCATTTATTTACTCCTTATAAGCCAAGCACCAGAGCCTTGCCCGTCGAGGTCAAGGATGGATTCATTGAGCCAGAAACAGCGACCACGCCGCTGCCTTTGGCTGAAATGTTAATGTCCACGTTTGTATTGTCGCCTGTGGCCGAAAGGGTTGGACCATTACCTGTCGCGGCATTGGCAATTGTGAACTCGTTCACTGCCGAACCCGTCTCGGAGAATTTCAGTAATTCCAGAGTACCGTCGCCTAAAGCCTGACCGTTAACATCAAGCTGACCGCCCAACTGGGGACTAGTATCCTCCACAATGTTAGCTAGGGCGCTAGATGCGAGTTGTGAAATTAACTGGAAATTAGTGCCGTCATAAACGATATGGCAAATGGAACCCGCTTCAATGTCATTAGCGGCAATTGCCTGGTCGTTCTTCTTTTTTATCGCCTTAGTC